AACATTTGTAATGTCTTTTTCAGTTGGTTTAATTTTATCTAATTCTTCTTGGTCATATACCCAAGTAAAGGTTACATCATTTTTAGATGGAGTTGCAATTTCACCATCTTTCAATCCACCTGGCGGTAAATCATATGTTTTTATTCCCATAATATATCTCCTAATTCAATATAATCATTATGACATAAAGATAGGGTTTTGTCAACCCTATCTCTACTTTTATTTTACTTTATTTTAATGAGGCGTGGTTTCTTTTCTTCTGGAACAATCTGTTCTAATTCGATTGTCAAAAGACCATTTTCTAACTTAGCATCATTGACTACAACATCATCTGAAAGTGTAAACTTACGATTGAACTTTCTATAAGAGATTCCTCTATGTAGTGTCCACTCATCAGCTGCATCTTCTTCATCACTAACAGTTCTACCTATAGAACGAACTGTAAGTACACCATCTGCGACTTCTACTTCAATATCATCTTTACTGAATCCAGCAAGTGCCAGTTCAATAGTATATTTGAAGTCTTCTACCTTTTGAATATTGTAAGGTGGAAAGCCTGTAGATTGTTGTTGATGTTTGACATAATCGTTTAGACGATTAAACTGTCGTTCAAAACCTACGCTGTATGGTGTTAGTTGATTAAAGTTGTCGAATAGACTAAGTGTATTATAAGATTTGCTTACCATGTTTATCTCCTTTTAAAGCAAGATTTATTTTGTGTTGACCACCAGAGCCCTCGTAATGAGATTGTCGTTTCTGAAGTGGTCAAAGACAACCCTTAATGGCATTGTCTATATTATATATAAGGATTGTAACCCTAGATTACAACCCCTATGCATAATTTTTTTTAGAAGAACCTAGAATTGAGGTTCTTCGTCAGTTGCATTTTGTGTTAATGTTTCAATCACATCAACTTCTTCTAATGGATTTACACCAGCATCAATCTTGGTGTATAAGTCCATGAAAGACTCTTTAGTGTCATCATCAAACCTAGCGACACACATCTGAATTGACTTCAATTTATCCTTGAAGATTGCAAAGGCTTTTACAATGTGGTCAAGTCTTCTAGTAGATATCAATTCATCAACACCACCATCATAGAAAGTCTTTCTGATAACTTCTGACCAAGTAACTAAGTTAGTTGCAAAGTCTTCGTCTACAGTTCCATACTTTTTCATAGAACCTAGAACAATCTTTTTTTCTACTGAAGCAGCAGCGTATGGTTGTTCAATTGTAACTGCAAATCTCTCAAGGAAGGCCTCATTCAAAATGTTAGTTCCAATGAACCTACCATCTTCTGAACCTTTACCTTTAGTGTTAGCAGTTGCCATCACATTAAAACCATCTTTAGGAGTAATCCACTTATTTACTTTTTTCAAGTAAACACCTTTACCCTCAAGTACAGGCTGTAGACACATTAACTTGTTAGAACCTAAGTCACACTCGTCAAGTAAAAGAGTACAACCTCTTTCCATTGCTTCAATAACTGGGCCAGGAACAAACTTAGTTTCTCCATTGACCAATCTGAAACCACCAAGTAAATCGTCTTCGTCAGTTTCGATTGTAATGTTAACTCTGATTAACTCTTTGTTCATATCAGCATGAACTTGTTCAATCATAAGAGTTTTACCATTACCAGATAATCCAGTCACGAATATTGGATAGAACAAACCAGACTTTACAATCTGTTTAATATCCTTGAAGTGACCCCATGGCACAAAACCATCAAATGCACTAGGAACTAGATTTTGTTTTTCCATATTAGTTGCAATCAAACTCATACTCGCAGTATTTTCTGTCGGAGTATTTATGATTGTAGTAGGAGCAGTTTCTCCAGGCAGTTTGAATTGATTGTAACCAACTTTAAACTGACCTTTAAACCAACCAGCCTTTGGAATACCAGCAGCATAGGAAGCATCTTCTACTTGTTTATTTGTAAGAATAGAACCAGCACCGAACATATCAGTTGCAGAATCTATAAACTTTTGTTTCTGTGGCGAAAATTTCATCATGTATTTTTTCCTCTCAAAGTTTTCATCATCATTTTATATTTCATAGTACCATGTTTTTTGGGCATTGTCAAGTCGAGTACTTAACTCCTTGTTTTTACTTGACATTTTATGGTAGGGGTTTTTGGTGATTCTGAACTGTTGCGAATCACCTTTCATTTAAGCAACCATCTTAATAAAGTTATTAAGTAATGGTCTGTTTGCAGTTTTACCATTTGACATTTTACTGAAAGCTTTCTTGAGTTGTCCTTTATTATAGGTAACTCCATCTTCTAATTCAAGTTCAGTATTCATATCAAACTTACCAAGTCCAGGCAAGATATAACAAACATCAAAACCTTGACCTTTAGGAACAATCAAAACATTATCTTTGTTACACTTTTTAACTAAGTTATTAATTTCATTATATGACTGCACCATACTATAATCAATTACATCTCTAATATCATTATACTTGACAATACCTTTTCTACCACCACCAGCGACAAAAAAGTTTACTACATTCATATCAGGCACTCTTTTCTTTAGAAGTGAAAGTAACATTTTAGTTTGATAATCTCTACCAAATTGACCAAATTCTTTAGAACTTGTTTTATTTCCAGTCTTAACATCAGTAAATATTTGAGTACCATGACCAATACTTTGTTGGTCATTACAAATAGTACCATTTCTATCATAGATAACAAATCTATTGTGAATAGAATTACTTGCACCATCAGTAAGAAATACTGTATGCATTTTCTGAACTCCAGCAGATTTCTTAAACTCTGGAACTAAATCCATTGCACAGATAATTGCATCATTTAATGGAGTCGAACCAAGTGCTAATGAAACAGGCTCTTGGTAAGGATACCCATTAGTTCTCCAATCTCTATAAGTCCATCTATTCGCAAGTAAGTAAAGATAAAACATCATATCATTTTGTTCTTGAGTTTTCATCTTACTTGAAAAGAACTTTAACAAACTAACATTAAGAACTAAATCACCAGACTTGAACTTTTGTGCATCTCCAGACTTTTGACCCATTCTTCTATTGAAGACATTTGAAAAACCATAAACCTCAAAAGGTATTTGAGTTCTGTTACAAAACCAAATGATATTGAATAACTGATTCATAGTACCAACTAAGTTATGAGCCATACTACCAGACCAATCTAGAAACAAAACTAATCCATGATTTTTTGCACCAGGCAACGTAGTAACTTTTGCAAACAAGTCATCATTATATTTGTAAGTATGTAACTTACCCATATCTAGAGTTCCAGTTTTTGAAGTCATTGACCTTGCATATGCATCAGCAGATTTTTTCATCTCAAATTCTTTGACCATATAAGATACTGCTTTTTTACTATCTGATTTTGTCTTGTTAAATTCTTCTAAGACTTTATCCCAATATGTACCATCTGATTTTTTCTCATTAATATAATGATTACTGAAAATGTCAAGTATCTCATTAGTAGGAACTACAACTTTTTTCAAATCAACTTTTGGAATAGTTGAATAATTGTAATGACCAGCTTCTTTGTCTAACATATCTTCAGAAGATTTTATAGATGCATTATCAGTTGTCGCAGTAATATTGAAATCTTCATCACCACCACCATCTGTCGCAGCTTCCATAGTAATATCTTTTGTTTCTGACTTGTCATCTGAATCTTCGTCAGACTTTTCTGAACCAGCACCAGACTTTTCTTCATCAGTTTCCTCTGATTCGTCATCAGTTTCGTCAGAATCACCAGACTTTTCTTCATCTGAATTTTCTTCTGTTTCTTCTGATTTAGAACTAGAAGGCATCTCATACTCTTGATTTTCAACAGAATCTTCGTCTTGGTCACTATTGTCACTCATTGGAGTTCCATCCATGTCAAGCACCATTAAATCGTCAGTATTAGGTGTTTTACCTTGACTTTCTGGGTTTTCTTCAATAAAATCAATAAGGTCTTTTGCAAGGTCAATTACATCATCTGGAGTAATTGTTTGATTAGCTTTCTTAACCCAGACCATTTCTTCATCAGAAAATGTAACATCACTATGATGTTTATAGTGAAGATTAATCCTATCAATAAGATTGTAATTTGAAATATCTTTATCAAGTGTTTCAAAGAAGTTACTAGAGATTAACTCTTGATAACCTTTA